GAATACATAGATATAACTAGGTCATGATAACAGATATTTTAAATATGCTACGGATTGATGACTTCTACGGAAAGTCGGACAACATAGAGATAGCTAAAGGAAAGTACAAGCTACCTACAACGGTAAAGGATGTATTTAAACAAACGAAGAGAGAAAGAAAATATATTAAGACAGGATTTCAATGGAAAAGCACACGATAAACATAGACGTAAACACTCAGAAAGCTAACCTAGATGTAGACAAGTTAGACAAGAATTTAACTGAGTTAGACAAGACCGTTGAGAACCTAGCGGACACTATGGATATGGACTTAGGTGCTGCCATATCCGAGATAGAAGACAAGCTAACACAACTCGCAGTACAAGGAAAACAAAATACTGAAGAGTTTAAGAGCCTAGCTAAAGAAGCTGGTAGGTTAAAAGGTGTTATTGCAGAGGTTGATGCTCAAGTAGAGTTCTTTGCAGCTACAAATGCAGACGTAGGTCAGAAAATCGGACTCTTAGAAGACCAAATGTACCGTATGGCTATAGCAGGAGACACTACTTCTGCTGAGTTTAGAAAGATACAAGCTGAAGCCGCAGCCTTAAAGCAGTCAGTAATAGCTGTTGACATGGCTTTAGATGGGATGGCTATGACTACTTCACAAAGACTTACTGGTGCATTAGGTGGTGCTGCTGGTGGGTTTGCTGCTGCTCAGGGTGCTATGTCTGCATTCGGTGGAGAAAGCGAAGCGGTGAACGAAGCTATCTTAAAAGTTCAGGCTGCAATGGCATTGACTCAAGGTATTGATGCTATTAAACAAGCTGTACCAGCTTTCACAGCTTTAAAAACTTCTGTTGTTAGCGCATTTCAAGGAATGACTACAGCAAGTAAAGCATTTATGCTTACTGGTATTGGTCTTGTGATTACTGCGATAGCTGCTGCTGTTGCTGCATTTGATGGAATGGGTAAGTCTACAGAACAATTGATAGCTGAACAGAAGAAACTAACAAAAGCTTTTGATGACCAAAGCGCTGCAATAGACAGAAATAAGCAGCAAATGGAAGCTCGGATAGATACTGAAATTTCTTATGCAGAAGCTGTAGGGAAAAGCGAGAAAGACATTGCTAAAATAAGAGAACAGGGTACTGAAGATTTAATTAAAGAGACGAATAAACAGATTGAAATTCAGCAAAAGAGATTAAACTTTTTAGCATCTGAAGAAAACAAAGTAGCAATAGGTAGAAAAGCCTCATCTAAAGACCAATATGATGAGCTTATACGAAACAACCAAAAGGAGGTTAACGAAACTAAGAACCATTTAAACAAACTAAAGGTTGAAAACAACACTCGTAGAAATGAAATAAAGCTAGACACACTTCGCCAAAAGACGGAAGAAAATGAAGCTGTAAAAGCAAAAGAAGAAGAGGAAAGACAAGCTGCTGCTGACCGTGCTAAACAACGAGCTTCAGATGCAGCACAACAACGTAAAGACGCATTAGCACAATTAAGAGATGCTCAGAATGAATTTACCGAGCAAGAGCGTTTGTCTTATATGACAGAGCAAGAGCGTGAAGTCTATGAGGTAAATAAAAAGTACGAAGAGCTTATTAAGTTAGCTCAAAAGTACAAGCAAGATACTGCCATCTTAAAAGAGAATCAGCTTAACGAAGTAAACAACATAAACACGAAATATGCTCAGGAAGAACTAACAGCCGAAGCAGAGAAACAAGCTAGATTAACAGAACAACAAGCTGCAGCTCAACAAGAAGCATTAGACGCAGAAGAGGCATTTCAAGAACAATACAGACAAGCTACAACATCTCAAAACCAATTAGAGATAGACGCAGTAAACGAAAAGTATTTTCAGCTTATTACAGTTGCTGAACAGTACGGAATGGACACTACTGCTTTAAAAGTTAGACAAGAGGAAGAGTTAGCTGCAGTAGATAAGAAATACAAAGACGAACAAGCTGCAAGAGAAAAGGCGTTAGCTAGTCAACGTCTAGATGCTGTTAAAGGTGGTTTAGATGCGATTGGACAACTTGCTGGAGCATTTGCTGGTAAGAGTGAAAAGTCTCAACGTAGAGCGTTTAATATTCAGAAAGCTGCTGGTATTGCATCGGCTACTATTGACACTTACAAATCTGCTCAAGCTGCTTTTGCATCTGCTGGTAACCCAATATTAGGAGCTGTATTTGCTGCTATTGCTGTAGCTGCTGGTATCGCTAACATTGCTAAAATCTCTAAAACTAAATTTGAAGGTGGAGGAGGTGCTGCTGCTGGTGGAGGTGTTTCTGTTCCGTCAAGTGGTGGAGCTGGTTCTGTAACTACTCCTGAGTTTAATATAGTTGGTGGAAACACGGCTAACCAATTAGCTGGACTAGGTCAGCAACCAGTACAAGCGTACGTAGTGAGTGGTGAAGTGTCATCTGCTCAGAGCTTAGACCGTAACAGGGTACAAAACGCAACATTATAGACATTAAAAGTTAAAAGGTTATGAAGATAGTAGAAATGGTTTTGAATGAGGAGATAGACAGACAAGGCGTGTATGCTGTATCTGTTGTTAACTCCCCAGCAATTGAAGAGGATTGGGTAGCACTTAACCGTCAATACGTAGAGCTGAAATCTGTAGATGACGAGAAGCGAATATTGATGGGTGCTGCATTAGTTCCTAACAAACAGATTTACCGTAAAGACAAAGAGAACGGTGAGTTTTATATTTACTTTTCTAGTCAAACAATTCGTAAAGCCTCAGAGCTATTCTTAAAGCGTAACAAGCAGAATAATGCTACCTACGAACACATGAAAGAGATTGACGGAATGAGTGTAGTAGAGAGCTGGATAATTGAAGACGAGGACAAAGATAAATCTAAACTGTACGGATTCAGTTTGCCTGTAGGAACTTGGATGATTTCAATGAAGGTAGATAATGACGAGGTTTGGAATAAGGTAAAAGAAGGTGAGATTAAAGGCTTTAGTATTGAGGGATATTTTGAGAGTAAGACTGAGTTGTCAAAAGACGAATCTGTACTAGATGAGATTGTAAACATTGTTAAATCAATCCAATGAGCAGACGGTTTATAAATAGTCAATTTACTACTCAGGTTCAAGACGTAACTCCTGACGTAAAAGAGTTGAGCGTACCTGAAGAGGGAGCGTTAATAATGTGTGAGGGTGTTTTATATGTTGGAATAGACAACGAATGGCAAAGACTTAGCACTGGCTTTATACCTACCACTACGAACTACGGATTATTCGCACAGACTGGTGACAGTGTAGCTGTTACTGCAACTACTACAGAGACTACAATAATTAACGGAGGCGTAGGAACTTTATCTGTACCAGCAAACGGATTTAACGTAGGTGATACATTCAGAGCAGATTTCGCTGGACAAATGTCAGCAAAAAACGGAGATACTCTTCGTATTAGAGTAAAAGCTGGTTTTGTTGTGTTAGCTGATAGCGGAGTACAAACAATGCCATCTACTACTAATGCTGTTTGGTCACTGTCTTTAGATTTTACTATTCGTCAAATAGGAGGAGCTGGAACTGCGTCTATTGTTACTATTGGTAATTTCTTACACGTTAAACAATCTAACAATACGTCTGAGGGATTTGGTTTTAACACGGTTAACAATACTACGTTTAATACTACCATTCCTAATACGTTAAATGTGACTGCACAGTGGAGTAGCAATTCAGCTTTAAATAGCATTTACTCGGATGTATTCGTTTTAAATAAAGTTTACTAATGAAAACAGAAAGTAAAACATCACCACAAAGCTCGGGAAGAGGTTGCCTATGCGAAGACGAAACCTACCACATAGATTGTTGTGACGGTAGCCTACAAGCTCAGGGCATCGGTTCACTAGAAGGTCAAGGAGACGTAGTACTAACACAAGAGATAGTTGAGCGTAATATCATACGTTCAAACGGCTAAAAATGCAACAAATAAAAACCAAATAGTTAATAAGTTATGAATAAAAGTGTATTAGACAAGTTGAGCAAGTTTGAAAAAAACGTAGAACTTGCCGAAGTAAAGGTAGATTTGGCTGTAACTGATGAGGTGGCATCTAAATTAAAAAATATCAATGATATTTTAAAAATCGCTAATGACTCTAACAATAAAGTTGTCAAGTTAGCTGAGCAATTAAATGCTGCTTATAAAAAGTCTGCTCCTTATGTTAATTACAGTAAGACAATGGGTAAGCAAATTGACGGGTTATATAAAAACCTAGAGAAATTAGCTAAAGAATTAGGTGTTAACATACAATCTACAGATGCGTTTAAAGGTATTCAAGATGCTTACCAGTTTTTAGGGCAAATTGAAGACGCAATGTCTAACATGAAAAATGCAATTTCAACAATAGGTAAATAATATGAAAGCAAACGAAGCAATCAAACAAATAAAAACTTTACTCGGTCTAGAGACTGAAGTTAAGTTAGCACAAGCACGTCTATTAGACGGTACTACAGTTATTGAAGCTGAAGTATTTGAAGCTGGTATGGAAGTATTCATCGTAACAGAAGAAGGTAATGTACCTATGCCTGTTGGAGAGTACGAAATGGAAGGTGGTGAGTTAATCCTTGTAGTAGAAGAAGAAGGTATCATTGCTGAAATCAAAGAGAAAGTTGAAGAGACTGAAGAAGAAGAAGAAGCTCCAGCTCCTGAAGCTGAGACAGAAGTAGTAGAGGAAGAAATGAGTGAAGAAACTCGTCAGCCTAAGAAAACTATTGAGTCTATTATCAAAGAAACTCTTTTCTCTGAAATCGAAAAAATCAAAGCAGAAAACGAAGAACTTAAAGCTGAACTAGCTGCTCTTAAAAATGCTACTGAGTTAAGTGCTGTAGAAGATATTAAGCCTATCCAGTACAACCCTGAGAACGAGCAAAAAGCTGAGGTATTTAAGTACACTAAAAATCGCTCAATGTCATCACTTGACAGAGTGTTAAACAAATTGAAATAATATTCACTTTTTAAAATCAACAAATTATGCCAACAAATTTGGACATCACAACAACGTACGCAGGGGAAGCGGCTGGTAAATACATCGCGGCTGGTCTTCTTTCTGCTAACACAATCGAAAACGGAGGAGTAACAGTTGTTCCTAACGTTAAGTACAAACAAACAATTAAGCGTTTAGATTCTGACTCTTTAATCGCAGATGCTACTTGTGACTTCTCTGCTACAGGAGATGTTACTTTGACAGAGCGTGCAATTGAGCCTAAAGAATTACAAATCAACGCACTTTTGTGTAAGACTGATTTTGCATCTGACTGGAACTCTATAGAAATGGGTTACTCTGCATTTGACGTTCTACCTAAATCTTTCCAAGATTTCTTTATTGCTCGTATGCTAGGACAAATGGCAGAAGCTACTGAGACTTCACTTTGGAGAGGTGTTGAAGCTACTAACGGACAGTTCGGTGGTATCTTTACACAAGCGTTAGCTGAGGCTTTCGGAGGTATTCCTAACTCTCAGTCTTTAGCTGGTGTTTCTATTGACGCTACAAACGTAATCGATGAATTAGGTCGTGTGGTTGACGCTCTTCCATCTTCACTTTATGGAAAAGAAGGTTTGAAAGTATATGTTTCTCAAAACGTAGCTCGTGCATACGTTCGTGCATTGGGTGGTTTCGCTGCTGCTGGTGTTGGTGCTGCTGGTACTAACGCACAAGGTACACAATGGTACGGAATGGGTTCAGGTTTGTCTTTTGACGGAGTTAGCTTATTTGTTGCTAACGGACTTGCTAACAACTCTATCCTAGCTACTACTACTGAGAACTTGTATTTCGGAACTGGTCTACTTTCTGACCACAACGAAATTAAGTTGATTGATGAAGCTATGATTACAGGTTCTAAAAACGTACGTTTTGTAGCTCGTTACACTGCTGGTACTCAAATCGGTATCTTGGAGGATTGTGTTGTTTATTCTCCAGCTTTAGACTAATTAATTAATAAACTCAAGAAGGGGAGGGCGGTCTAACTTCCCTCCCTTTTTTATAAAACAAAAAAAGATATGGCTTGTGATATTTCAAACGGTAGATTAGAAGCGTGTAAAGACGGAATCTCAGGATTAGATGCTATCTACTTCATTAATTACGGTATTAA